CCACATACGTTCTTCGATATCGTCATGGTCATCATCTGGGTGTAGCCCAAAATCTATTGCTACTTCATCGTACATATCCTGTAGATATTTCTGTACGTCTGGGCCCATTGCGCCTTTACTTAATGCTTTATATAGCAACTCTCCGCTATCATCGCTTGCAATTTTTTCCATTGCTTGGATGAGCTGATCTTTCATTGCGCCTTCTTTTTGCATTGCTTGCCATTTTTCAGGATCGCCTGTGCCGCCGCAGTCTGGGCAACTTTTTGGACAAGTTTCATCACAGTCATGTGATGCTTCTCCAAAGATACCCATCATTTCATCAAAGCCCTGTTCTAATGCAATTTCTTCTGGTACGCAGTTGTTTACACGCTTACCTTTGTTTTTACCTGTGCCTGGCTTTGTGCCTTGCTTTTTATAGCCGTCCCAACAATCCATATCTGTTGGTGATTTTTCTTCTAACTCTTCAACTTGTGGCTCTTTGCCTTTACCCATTAACCAATCAATTACTTTTTTGCCACCATATAGTATAGCAACAACTGCTAGTGCAGGTAATGCATATTGTTTTGCAAAACTAGCAACTTTTAACAATCCGCTACTTCCAACCGCGGCGCTTATTTCATCTTTAATAGCATCAATACCATTTGATGCTTTTGCTATTACTTCTTCTGCGCTAGTAGCTAGTCCTGACATAGTGTCTTGTGCAGATTGCGCAGCGCCTTGTACAGCATCAATAGTGTTGCCTACGCCTTGCGCAATATCTTTTCCTGTATTAATAACGTCCATTGTTGCATCTGGATTAGCTGCTGCTACACCTGCCACACCTGTCTTAACTGGATTTTTAATAGCAAATTTAGCTGCACCTTTAGCTGCGGTTGCTGCTGCGCCTCTCTTAGCAATAATACTTGCACCCATTCTTGTTAGTGCAGGAACTGCTGCTCTAGCTGCTGCCATTATGCCTGCATATACAAGCGGGGCTATTTCGTCTAGTTGTTCGTCTGATTCGCCTAATATATCATCTGGGCCTAATTCTTTTGCTAGTGTAGCTTCTGATACTAGTTTGTAAATGTATGGAAATACATCTGCTAGTTCTTCGTTAAACTGTTTGATAGTTAATTCATCAATCCAGTTTTCACGTACATCAGCAGGAACGTCTTCTAGTACTGGGGTTTCAAATCCTTCCACTGCTTCTTTGTAGTATGCTGGCTTTTGTAATGACTCAACTGTCTTTTTAACTGTAGTAATACGCTCTTTAACTACGTCCATATAACCTGCTAGGCTTTCTGCCATTACAGCCGAACGTCCCATATAGGTTTTAAACTTACGGAGTTTTGCTAGTTCTTCTGATAGTCCAGTAATATGTTTACCAAAATCGTCGTATGGCTTGCCGCCTTCACTTACGTGTTGTGCCATTGCTCTAGCACCACTTAAATGTTTGTACGGATAACGGAAACGCTCACCGTCTGCACTTTCAATATAGATAGCGCCAACTTTTTGTGTACGTCCAGTTGCACTTTCTTGATTAATGTTCTCAGTGTGTTTAATCATAATACGTGCTTCACCTACGTTTTGATAGCTAACACGAGCTGTTCCATATAACTTTGATTCTGTCATTGTATCGTCCCCAGAGCGATTTGCTAAAAATTTATAATCTCTTTTTGTTAAGTTTGTTTTATTAATATCTCTAACACTAAAGTTTAATAAACGTTTTTTTGAAAATGTTCTTAAATCTTTCAAAAAATCAAACCATTCATTTTTTGTAAGTTCATCTTCGTTGTTAATAAAATCTTTAGAGTATATAATAGTTAAACCTTCGTCTTCACTTATATTTACACTAACTTTTCCTAAACCTTTGTAGTTAAAGTCAAAAAAACGTGCAGCAGATGGTTCGTTGGTTACTGTACCGGCTTCGTCGCCAATAGTGACATCAGAAAACCGACCCCTAATTTTATTAAATAAATCTTCACTTATTTTATTAAATTCTATCATATTGTATTTATCTAAAAGTTACTGCTAATGAATATTGGCATCGGTGGTTCGTAGTCGTCATCATGTTCTGCTTGATTAAATGTATTGTATACTCTTGGATCCCAATCTTTAAGTACACTCATCATTCTTAGAGCCAATAATGCTGCACTTATTAAATCATCTGTCATTCCTGATTTTGCTTGATAACTAGAGCCTGTTGCTACATAACCTTTTAATTCTGATATAAATGGTTTTGAATGTACAATCATTTTGTCATTTTCAATCATTGTTTTGAGTCTTGAACATGCTGTAACTTTGGTACTGTGTGTTGTATTGAATCCTTTGCGGAACTTTCTGACATGACCTTTGCGTATTGGCTCGCTGACAAACATGCCAGGGATATTTTCTTCTCCAAAATCATTAATAACGATAAGTGCTGCTTCCCCCAATCCATTGTTTTCTACACTCCAATATATATTATTTGTTGTTTTAGTTTCATCTGCAATATAGCGGCAAATATCAGCTAATACACGTATCTGTCCTGGTATGGCAGTTTGATTGTGTTGCCACTCTGCTACCTGTTCATACGTAGGTAATTCAAATACTTGTATAGCAGCATAATCGCCACCTGTACCCATACTTGGATCTAATGCAATAGCATATGTATACTGACTTGTTGGCTTTTTATACCATCGTGTTTGACCCATATTAAGAATAGGATTACCGCCTTCCATTGCTGCTAGTTTGATACTATTAATAAGTGTTTCGTCAAATACTAAGAATTCACAACCATATTCGCGACGGAATTTTTCTTCACCGATACGTCCAATCTCATCTTCTTTCCATTTTTCGTCTCTATCAGGATGTTCGTCCCATTGAGCTCTAAATGCATGGAAACCGTTTATACCTATCTCTTGCTCATTGCCATGATCGTCAAATTTTTGTTCTGCTTGTTTCCAAATAGTAGCAAATGTATCTTCGTCTGAGTTTGGTGTGCTTGTAATAATAGCACGACCACCTGTTGCTAGTGTAGGAGATATTGAAGTCCAAAATTCTTCTGCAATATTAGGTTGCACAAATGCAAACTCGTCACAGTATAGTAATGAGATAGACATACCACGTCCTGTGTTGCCTGTTGTTGTTTGCGAAACAATTCTTGAACCATTTTCAAACTCTATGCTACCTTTGTTATAACTTGTAACACCTGCTCTAATATGATCTGGACAAGTTTCGTACACATATCGTATACGTGCCATAATCTCTTGCGCACCTGTATATTTGTGTGCAGCAATAAGGATTGTTTGATCAGGATGGAACATAGCATACCATGCCAAGTAAATACTAGCACACGTAGTTTTACCTGTTTGTCTTGGCATCATGTTAATGTTAAAACGATAGTTGTGATAGCTATGCATCAGTCGTAACTGATATTCATAAGGATCAAACAACAACTTTCCTTTTACAGGATGCTGAATAAACGCAAAGTGTTTTGCAAAATGCAAATACCCTTTATCAGGATCCATACATGCAGCAAGGTCTTCTATTTGTGCATTTGTATATGTTTCTTTTGTATTAGCTTTTTTAGTTAATACGCCATCTAACGATTTACTCATATGTATATTTAACCAAAAAAATAGGCACCGTAGTGCCTATTTGAATAATCTGGGGGGATAGATTATTTTTTCTTAGCAATAGCTGCTGCAACTTTTTTACGACGATTTTTTAGATAGTCGTCTGTTTTATCTTTTTTACCATCGTTGTTTATGTCGTCATCTTCATCACCAACTGGATCCATTTTTTCACCTAGAGCTGCATATAATGATGCTTTAATCGCTTCGTAAGTTTCTTCGTCTACTTTAGGATCTTTAGCACGTTCTGAACCTTTTGGTTTTTCTCTATTAATTCCACCTGATAAATCTTTTGTCATGTAGTGATGATCTTGGTATTCTGGATCTGGCTCATTAGCATAGCTTTCGCCCATTCCGTATTCGTCTTCAATTCGATCCATCATAAGACTGTGAATTTTTTCAAAGTCATCATCTGGATGTAGCTTAGTATCTATTGAAATATCAGTATACATGTCCTGTAGATACTTTTGTATTTCAGGACCCATTGCGCCATCTAGTGCGCTATCTAGTACCTCATGGCCGCCAGCCGCAATCTTTTCCATAGCCCCAATTAGCTCGTCTTTCATTGCGCCTTCGTCTACTTCGGCGTCATCAGTTATATTGTCGCCTACTTTTGATCCTAATGCACTTGGAATAGCAGCACCAAGGGCACCGCCAATTGCGCCGCCGACTGGACCACCTAATGCTGTACCTGCTGTTGTACCTAACGCTGATAGTGCCGGAGTTGCGCCAGTCATTGCACCTAATGCCGAGCCGCCTGCTGCTCCTGCAATAGAACCAAGCATACCTGCTTGTAAATCTTGATCGCCTTCTACATCGTCACGTCCTGGAATACTTGGATCGTCGTCCATTGCTGCACGGAATTTTTCAATGTCAGTACGCATTGGCATTGGCATATCTGCTGGTACTGGTTTTGATTGCATTCCAGCATGTCCCTGCATAGCTGCAATCATATCTGCAATTTCTGCACCTGTTTCAGCAGTAACTGATATACTCGCTGCTTCTGTTAATGTTTCTTTTTTTGCAGAATTTTCAATATCCGTCATCTGCTGTATTAAGTTTTTCATATCCATAATATTAGCCTCCTACGACCGCTTTGCTATTTTCTGCATCGCCTATGTCCTTAGATTCACCTTGTGGTGCACCATCGGCGCCATCGTGGTCGCGTTCTTTACGAGCAGATTCAAGTTCTTTTAATAAATCCATAACACGGTTGCCGCCAACGCTATCTTGTGCGCTTTCGCCACCCATGTCTTCTTTAGTTAACATTGTTTCATAAGGAGAATTATCTGTCTCCTCTTGATATTCAATTCTTGGATCATTTGCATTACGTACAATAAGGTGTGTCTCTGGAATACTGCAACAGTTAGAAAGATATTCTTCTAATACATGTGCAGTTGTAGGATATTCAATTTCAGTATCCCAATATGTTACTTCCATATTTTGTAATTTTGGAAAATCTAAAGGACGTTCTTGTATTGGTGTTTTCTTTCCTGCTGTCATATTAACAACATTATATTTCTTAAGTGCAGTTTCTAATTTATCTACACAGCCTTCTGGTAGAGGTCCTGCAACACCAATTTTAAATTCGTATGTCTTTTTAGACTCTGTTAGTATTTCTTTAAATGATCTCATCGCGCAATGATCCTAAATTTGTGTTATATGTTATTTATCTTTATCTAGCCCTTTGAGCTTCTCTAGAAGACTATTTCTATCAGTAACAATATGTCCTTCACCGGTAATCATATCACTATCATTACCACTGTCTTTGTCCATTTTTTCTTTTTTAAGTTGCAATTCAATCATTTTTAATTTTTTATCCATCTTTGCAACTTTAGCATCTAGGCTAGTTTTTAGCATACTACCTGCAACTTCAAAAACTCTGCCACTATAACGGCTTTCTACGTTCATGCCAAGATCCATTAAATCTTCATATGCACTCATAGCTTTGTCAGCAACTTCATTGAGTTCTTTGTCTGCCATTTCGCCTAAGCCTTTTACAGCAGGTAATGCAGCACTAATTTTATCAAATTCTGCTATGTCACGAAATGTTTCTTCTCGTTCGAGTTCGTGTTTTGATTGCTCAACTTCTCTTGCTTCAGCTTCTTCGATTATTTCTTTAGAATCTGGCAAGTTTAATAAATCTTCTAACTTTTTTGTCATTGTAGCTTCCATTATATGCTACTATTATTTATCTAATATTTTTTATTAATAATATTTAAGATTTCTTGTGCTTTTAATTTATTAGGTTCACGTCCTGCATGTGCTAAATCTCTTGCAGTTGCTATTTTGTTATTGGCAAATATATTATTTACATGTACAAATTTTATATTATTAGTATCACATATATTTTTTATTGCTAATAAGTTTTTTTGATAATTTAATTCGCTATTTAAATCTACAGATAACCAACTTTTATAAAAACTAGTATAAGGCTTCGGCATATCATTTCCAAGCATTTGTATTAATTTATCAAAATGAAATAACTCAAATCTTTCTTTTTGTGGTTGCATTAATACTGTTATTTTAGGTTTTAGTTTTGGTAACCAATAATATGCAAATCTAAAACATGTATCAGAACATCCGCCATTTAATCCAAGATTAAAACATTTGTAACCTAATTGTTTGCTTACAATGTGTGCAGCCGTGCTAGGAAGATCTAAACCTGTTCCTAAAATATGACTACATCCTAAAAATACAATAGAATTACCTTCAGAGTCAAATTCTTCTGATCTAAAACCATTTGAATTAAACTTATATTCTATTGAATTTTCATGCCATCCTAAACTTTTTAAAAGTTTAGCAGTTTTTTTATTACTCTTATGATAATTAAATAATTTTAAAGAGTCGTGTGTTGCCCATTTTAAAGATTTGTTTTTAAGTTCTGGATATGCACAATAGAAATTGTCCATTATTTACGTTTGCCGTTATGGAATATATCTTGTTCAGTAACTATACGAAAATAAATACCTTTTTGTTTACACCATGCTCTTGCTGCTTCCCATTTAGCTTGATTTACAACATAATGCGCTCGGTTTGCTCTTGAGCGTCCTAATTTTTCTTTTAATGCTTGACTACTAGGTTTTACTTCTACAAGTTCAACACGCTGTCTGCCACCTTTGTCGGCATATACAATAAAAAAATCAGGAACATATATTGTATGTCTTCCAGTTAACGGATTTCTATAAGGTATACGAATTGCTTCTGAAGCCCATTGACTAACACTAGGATGTTCGTCACAAAACTTCATAAAAGTAAATTCCCAACCAGAACGATATGTAGGAGACTTGTTACCTACATATTTGTCAGGGTTTTTTAGATTGAATTTACCTTGTGCAAAATGTGCCATCTTAAATTACTATATTTCTTTGATCAAATAATTGTGTAGGTGTAGTGCCGTCTTTGAAACCTAACGCACTTGTTTTTGATCTATTGAAATTTAAGATTTGGGCTACAATGATACTTAGCTGTACATCAGTAACGCCTTTAAGAGTATCTAATAATTCCTGTACATTTAAGTTATCAATTTCTGCTTGTTGTAAAAGTACTGACGCAGTGTTAATTGCACTAGTTTTTTCAAATCCTCGTTTTAAAAAATATCCAATAACAGCATCAACTTCGCTAGGATTATAACTTATTTCTTTTTGGAAATAATTGTCAAAGAATTTTTTTGTAAGTTCTGCAGATTCTGCTGTTCTTAAATCTGAATTTGCCATCTTAATATCCTATAGTTTGTTTAGTGCATTGGACGCAATTTGTGATAATTTTGCATCACCTGATTGAATCTTATTAATAGCTTGGGCAGCGTATGATGCTCGTTGTCCTGCACTTGCACTGTTATACTCAGAAAGCGTTACATTTCCTAAACCGCCGCTATTAATTATTGCAGGCATAACTTGAGCCTGTGTTGCAGGATCGCTTAGACTATTTGCTATTGATTCAGCAGATAGTATTCTTGAATTAGATACATTTGTTGATGTTGAACTAGAAGATATGTTTTGTCCGTCTACTACAGGTATTTTATCTTGTGTTAACACATTTGTAATAACCCCGCCTAATATACCTACTCCAACTTCTTTTAAAATATTATTTGAACCTTTTGATTTATTTCCAAATGCTTTATTAAGTAATGCAGATGTGCCTAACCCAATAAGAGACGGAATTAATGAGCCTCCTCCTGTTCCGCTTAACAAAGAATTATCTATCATACCTAACGGACTCGGTTCTACATCGTAACCAACACCTGATTCAGCAAATCCTGGAGGTGTATCTCCTGCTACTGACCCGTTGCTATATAAAACACTTTCGTAAGCAACAGTCATTGATGCTTGATTAAAATCAGTACTTGAACTATCAACAAGTCCATGATCCCATGCACTTAGAAGTGGATTAACTAGTGTATATGCAAACCATTCTCTTCTAGCTAATTGATAAATTGTAATATATTTAAAAAATGGATTATACTTTTTATTGTTTAAACCGTAATTTGGAACTTTTGCAAAGTATTTGTCTCTAGCCTGATAAGCACCGTCTGTTCCACTAAGTGTTTTATTTCCATCTGCAAAATAATATTGATAATATTCTTGCAACATAGATCTAACAGCACCTAAATTATCATCATGTAAACTTATTCTTACATCTTGGTAATCTAATCTAGTTTGTATATTCTTTTTTCTATTATATTGTTGTTTGTTTTCTACTGATGCTCTGAAGCTAGGTAAGTCTGCACTCTTTACCATAATTCCTAGTTCTTTTTGAAAATTAAAACTATTTGAAGTAGCGCCATTACCTACTTCGGGATTTGGTACAAACACCACATGATACATATATTGCGCTTTTGGCGCAAATGTAAAATTATTTTGGGTATAAATTTGATGAGCATGTCTAGCATCTCTCAAATGTGTACCTGATGTTAAATTAAATGTAAAAAGGTCCTTTAAACTCATAATAATATTTATCTGTTCTGTAAAGTGTGTAGATAATAAAAAAGCGAGAGCTAATAAAAGCCCTCGCTTTGTTGTTTAAAATACCAATCCTAAAAAGTATTAGCCAGTAACTGTAGTACCGCCAATTGCAGCAACAGTTGCTCTTGCTACTGATTCGCCAATACCTTCGAATGCATCATCTGCACCAAATTGGATAGCATTATCATAACGTATAGTTAATGCTACTGTAACTGCATCACTTGTAGCATATGCTAGTGTGTTGTAGTTAGCTGACTCAATATAGCATCCAACTAATTGGAAACGGTCAATTACGTTTGCACCTTCTGCACCGTTACCACCATCTAGAATTTCAATTCTAGTTTGGAACTTGTAAGACCCACTTGATACTGCACTTGACTGTTCGAAGAAATCGAATTGTCTTTGTAGTTGCTGTCCAACAATTTTTTGTACATTGTTGTTTGCATCTTCACGCAATGTAAGTGTGATTGGTTCCCAAGTATGCTTACCTGCAAGATATGTTCTTGAGTTGTAAGCGTCGATTGTCATTTGTTCAAAAGTTAGGTTTGGACGAGTTACGTCTACAACCTGTCTTGAAATTTCTCTAGTTCCATCAGGACCACCAGTTGTACCAAAGTTGTCAAGTAGCACTCTAAAGCGATACTGTAGTTTTGGCATTAATAGCGAACTGTTAGAACCACCACCTTCTGTAGGTATACTAATATTTTGTAATGTTGTGATTGGCATTTTTTAATCTCCTATACACATGTATTTATGCTATAATGAGTGGAGTGTTTCATCCACTCATTAAGTGCGCATATTAACCTAGTGCTGCAATCTCTCCTGTGTTCTTGATACGCAATGGAATGTAAATAAATTCAATTGCTTTAACTGGCTCAATTGCAATATCGATCCAAAGCTCATTACGGTCAATTCTACTTGGTGTGTTGTTTGATTCATCACACACAACTAGGAAGTCGTATAGTGCTCTTAGAGCTACAAGTTCTAGCAATAGTGCGTCAGCTGCTGCTTTGATTTGATCACGTGTGATCTTATCATTTGGTTCAAACAAGTATGGTTTTGCTAGTAGTTCTAGCTGACCACGTAAGTAAACAACCAAACGTGCAACATTGACTCTGTCTAATGCACTTGCATTTCTTGCACGAGTTTTTTGTCCAAATACAGTTAACCCTGCTCCACTTAAGAATGTAATTGGGTTAATGCTGTTGCTATACAACGTATCACGCTGTCCAGTGTTTAGTGCTACTGAAACAAATTCGCCTTCTGAGTTAATGTAACCAGATGCTGTTGCGTTTGTAACACCGCCACGTCTTGTACCTGCTGGAGCAAACCAGGGGAATGCCACTTGGTCGTTAAGTACAATAGTGCGTAGTGCCATGTAGCTTGGTGGAACAACAATGTTGTTACCAAAGTTATCACTTGTATAACCTGCACCATAATACATTGCCATGTACTCATCAAAGCTAACTGCACCGTTGTCGTTATCTTCAACTGCTAGTCTAACGTTAGTTGCCCACTCATTTAATGAAGTTGCATCTGGTGTTAAACGGAATGGTGTATCACCTACAACAAATGCTGTTAAACGTCTATCGTAGTTTAGTGTAATCATTTCACCGATTAGTTCTGGATAACCTGGTGTAGCAATCAAGTTAAACTGACGTGATTCTTCGTCACGAATGTCTTGGTTACTATTTACAGTTGCTTGTAATGCCTGTACTACTGATTTACGTTGTGCATGACGTCCAAATGTACCTGAACCGTCTTCATTGTTTCCTGAGTCAGTAACCCAACGGTGTGGATATTCTCCATCCATTGCTGCATCGTTTTGACGAATGTTGTCGCCGTCAACGTCTACATAGTTACGCTCAAAACGCTTAACGTTAAATCCGCTTCTACGTAGGTTCCATAGCAACATACCTTTTGGATATAGTGCTGGATCTGGAGCATCGAAGTCTAAGTAATCACTTACTAGTAGTTCTTCAATAGTTGCATCTGGCGCAACTGATGTTGTACCGCCTGAATCACCTGCTCTTGCATCTGCAAACAAAATACCATTTTCTGTAGTTTGGTCTGTTTTGTCTAGTAATACCCAATTACCTAAGTCTGCATTGTATCTGTAGACTGCTGGATAATCTTCAACATCTGCTGTGCTAACCCAAATATCGCCTGTAACAAATGCTAATGCACCGTCTGGACGTTCTGTAGGCTGTGTAGCACTTACAATTGGACCGCCTGTATCAGTGCCTGTATAAGGACTTGCTACATCGCTACCATTGCCGCTAGGATTAGAACCATCATATGCTAGTCCAACCCAGCTATCGCCGTTGTGTACTAGAATGTCTACTTCATCTACTACTGAATTATACCATAAACGACCATGAGCTGCAAGACTTAACGGCTCGTCTTCTGCTGCTGTGTATGTTAGTGGTTTCCAGTTTGAAGCAGTGTATTCTGCTGGAATTGTAGTATTGTCTGTACCGGCTGTAAAATATAAGTTAGCTGTATCATCTGTAAAGCCTGCTGTTGTTAAGCCGCCAGTTGTGTCAACTACTCTAATTTCACCGCCTAGTTTGTGACTAATTACCACACGGTTTTGTGAATCAACTAGTGCTACTACATTTTTCATTCCAGCTGCGTTAATAGCTGCTGCAATTGCTTCTGCATCTCCAGTTGCTGCACCTGTTACATCAAAACTTACAGTTGTTGCAGATGTTAAAGAACTACTGTTTACAACTGTTTCTTGAATAGTAAATGTATGTGTTGCTGCGCCGCCATATGTAGTTGCAAGAATCTTGCTACTTGTTACTGTTGTTGCGCCTGATGATGCTCTTGAGAACAATTTGTAGTTAGCAATTGGATTAGCTGCTTCGTCTGAGTTTACGTGTGCGTAAACACTTCCAGCAGCAATATTTAATCCGCCGCCTGATTTATCTAAACTATAAATTGCGCCAGCTGCTGTTGCATATAATGGAGCATCAATTTTGTTCCATAATGCTGTACCTGCTGCATATTGTTTTACGTTTAATTTAGCACCACCATTTGGTTCTGTTGTTTTAACCCAAATAGACCCTGTTGGTTTGTTGCTTACGTCTTGTGGAACTCCTGCTACTGCATCGCTAATTTTAAATGCAGGAACACTTGTATGTGGTGCAACTGCAACTGCTGGTGGATAGTAATCACCTGCTACTAAACCTAAGTCTGCTAGTGCAGTTCCTGTGCCTGCTGCAATTACTGCTTTGCCACTGGCTGCTGTAGAATCTACATAAATTTCTACGTAGTCACCTACTACGGCTGCTGTAACACCTGTAATATTTGCTGTGTCAATATCAGCTGGAAGTGTAGCAACTGTATTACCTGTTAAGTTAACAGTTGATCCGTTAATTACAATAGTTTCGCCACCTTGTACAGTTGAAACTGCTGTGTTTGATGTAGTAACTGCTGCCCAGCTTGCCATCCACTCATCGCTGCCAACTTGTACCCATGTACCAACATTGTTTCCTCTGTTTGCTACGTTACCGTAACCTGGTGTTTTATACCATAAATTGTTTGTAGTTTGTGAAGCATCAATTAAGTATTCACCAATTGCACCAATTGATGCTTTTGGAACACTGTTTGATAAATCTTCGCTTGACGTAATTACTGTTACATCTTGTGATGTAAATGATTGTCCGCCTGTTGTTGTTGGTGCGCCGCCATTCCATTCTAGTACGCCCCATTCGCTTACTTGTGTATCTAGCCACCAAGCACCGTCTGCTGGAGCACCTCCTGGTGCAGTTGCGCTTGCTTCTAGCTCTGCTAAATCAATGTCGGCTCTAACAACATACGCACGGTTTGAAACGCCTAGTAGTGAATAAGCAGTTTGTAAGCCATATTCATTAAGCTCGCCTCCGTGTATCATATTGCCGTTGTTATCTGAGTAGAACAACGCATCGCCGAATGTCTCACCTAGCTCTCGCTGGCTGGTGATTAGGTATGGTTTACCAGCGTTTGCTTTTAATGTACCTGCTGCTGTTCCTGCGCCGCTGCTTGAAGTTTTATTCGTTGCAGTAGCTACAAAAACCATAGGTACAGTACCAGCCGCCGCCGGGGTGTAGAATGATTCATCAATTACTTTGACTTCTACTCCTGGTGATACTAATGCCATGTTAATTCTCCTGTGGATGTTAGTTTTCTATAACAGTATTTATTAAATTCAGAATAAATCACCCGTGTAATCACCTTAAAAAAGGTACCAAAAAGGTGAGCTAAATACAATATGAGACCATTGTGTAAGTGCGGAGAACGTCCTGCTGCTATAAATTATAAAAAAGGAAATAAAACCTATTATCGTAAACTTTGCGAAGTTTGTTTACGTAATGGATTAGGACATGGTATTCCTAAATGGCAACAACGTGGATACGAAAAAAAGGACGTCTGCGAGAAGTGTGGATACAAGTCAAGTCACCAAGAACAATTTAATGTGTTTCATATAGATGGTGACTTAAACAACTGTCGTCCTAATAATTTAAAAACTATTTGTGCTAACTGCCAACGTATTCTGCAAAAAAATGGTGTCCGGTGGAAGCAGGGAGACTTAACCCCTGATTTTTAAAAATAGTGCGCATAAGCATTGCTACGTTCTTTTCTAATCTTAGCAAGTCGCCATTATTGTCAATAGTGTAATCACACATCCATTGCTCAATACTCATTGAGCCAGGATCTTCTGTAGGCAAGTGATCAGTACGATCTACCCAAATTGCATAATCAAATATTTCTTCGTTTTGCATAGCAAAAAATTCACGCTTGTTACGTAGTCCACAATAGATATCGTTTTGTGCAAACAAATTACGTCCAAGGCGTGCTAAATCATCTTTACAGTAATCGTGTATCATGTTGTACCATTCTGTGCGATGATTATGACGATCTGCATAACACTCTTCTTCGTTAGCATACCCGTACTTGTCTTTTAAATCATTGAATATAAAAAGTTCTGAACAGAACTTAGAGCTTGATTGAAATGTGTAGCCATACTTTTCGAGCATTTCACAAACAGTATCTTTGCCGTGTCTGCCATGTCCAACTACAAGTAGTTTAGGTAACATATAGAACTCCTATTATTTCTATATATTATAGCAGATTAAAAAAGTTTGTCAACCAATTAAAAATCCGTA